TGATTAGAGCAAAAGCTTTAAATACTACGACGTAGTAAATATAAATATCCATGGCGCGCGATGATTATGGGGCTATTTCTGTTATCTCTGACGAAGAGAAAGAAATTTTAGGTATTAAAGGCTCCAAAAGACCTGATGATGAAGAAGAAGAGAAGCTTTTCGAGACAATTGGTAAAGCTGCTGATAAAATCGGAGAAACACAGGTTGGTAAGAAAATAGGTACTATTTTAACAGTCGTAATGCTAGCCGTACTGAGTGGAGGGGCCAATATGTCTATTATCCATGAATTTTTGAATGGTGATGAAGAAATTGGTCCCGTCGGGGGCTGTTTAGAGGATAATGCCACTAATTATAACCCTTTAGCCACTTTTGACGACGGAAGTTGTAATTTTATAGTGATAGTTTATGGTTGTACTGACCCTGAAGCAGTTAATTATGACCCTCAAGCTACACATGATAACGGAAGATGTAATATTCTAAATCAAGGTGGAAATAACACTAATAACGAGACTCAAACTAACGAAACAGTGTATGGTTGTATGGATATAGACGCAAATAACTTCAATGACCGTGCTACTGAAGATGATGGTTCATGTGATTACGAAAATGAAGAAAATCATTGTAACCACACAGAATTGTATGCTTGGGATGGGTTAAGTCATGGAAACTTCTCAAGACCTTCTGATAATAGCATAGATTTTTATATGGATTTTGATACAAATTGCAATGATGTGGAAGAACCCTTACCAATTTTAGTTTATTATGATTTAGTGCATATGTTTATTAACGAAGATGAAGATGGTAATAAAACAATGAGTTATGATGCTTTTGCTTATACTGAAGTATATTTCAATGTTTCAGGCTGGGAAGAAGACGAACACTGGTTTGAATGGGACGAACTATTCGAAGAAGAATTCGAAGAGAAATTTGAAGACATCTACAATGGTTATTGGTTTGTACACACATCTTATTACGCAGATTATAATGGAAATGGAGATTATTTTGAAACGGATGAATATGTTGGATACTCATCTAACTGGCCATTTTATGGCGAATCACTAGAAGAAGCAGGATGGGTTTTAGAGGTATGAGGAATTATGACTAATGATGGAGACAGCAACAAACATACTATTGTTGATTATAATTACAATGTTAGCATTGATGGCAACCTTGTTCATCATACTATCAAGCAAGATGATTTTAAAATCACTGTCACTATTGAAGCTACCCACGCTGAAGAAGACAGTAAAAAAGAAGAAGCAAAAGGAGGAGAAAAAGATGAGTAAAGACACAGCAAGTGAAGGAACTACATTTAACGATGTATTTATGTTTATGATTGCCGTACCTTTAGTTTTACTTTGGGTCGGTTTCGCTGGTTTCGTTATACATAGCGGACTTGGTGATGCAGCAGTTCTTGAAAACATAGAAGCATATACAACTTTAATAGCTATATTAGGAGGGCCAGCTCTTCTAATTATTAAAGATGCTTTAGATGTATGGAAACAAGAACAAGCAGAGAAAACGGCTTTCTATAAAATAAAGGCACAAGCAGTAATTGATTATAATGATGCTGCACAAAAGCAAGCACAACAGATTGAATCTAATCAACAATCGTACGAACATAAAGTTACTAAAGTAGTAGCAAAAAAGAAATAAGGAGATAAATAAATGGCAAATTACGCAGTAGATGACCACACAGAATCCGCAAGTACACTAACAGCATGTTTAGCATTATTGGAAACTAAATTGGAAACAATAGTTAACACTAAAACAATAAGACTAGTTGATGTATGTAAAGATGGAAACCATTGGTCATACTATTTAATAGTGGACGCTTAAGCATAAGCTTTATATAGTCTTATGTTCTAATATAATTGTGGCTCCTAACAGACCACGAACCCACAGGAATATTTACGCAATATGCGTCTCTTGGGGCCACACAACGAAAGCTTTATATAGTGCAACTGCTTTATAAAGAAAAGGTGAAAACCTATGGCAAACGAAACAAGCAACAATACAGCCGATAATAGCAACATGACAGCAGGAGACAATAACACTGCTGACGACGGAAACGTAACTGCTCTTATTGATACTGTAACCGAATCAGGTCTATTAGATACTATCATGGACGAACCATTATTAATGGCACTTTGTGCTGTTGTATTAGGTATGGGTGGATATATCGCCTATACAATACCAGCTGTCAAAGAGTTAGTTTTTAAATATATTAAGAATAACGAAGCTGAGTTAATGGACTTACTTGATAAGAATCTAACAAAAGCACAAATGAAAGCTTTTGATAAAATGGAACCACTTGCACAAAAGCATGTTAAAGACTCTTTAGTCCGAAATGTATTAATTACAGCTTGGGATGAAAAAGATGATGAACTTGCAGCATTGGTTAAATCTAAAGTTAAGGCCGCAATCGACGAAGCCAAGTAATGGACGTCGAAGGGTATGAACAGCGATTACGCCAAAGAGTCGGAGAAGGAGAATATGAAAGACATAAAGAACTTGTCCGGCTTCTTGCCCGCAATCTCGCGCTTGAAGACTTGTTGTGGGAAGAAATTCTTGTATCTATTCGGGATGTTGACGCGAGAACAGAGCTTTTGCGACAAAGAAACTCGATTGTACGTGATATTCATACTGAGTTCCGTGCTCTTAATATAGAAGTACCAACTGTAGTAGAAAAGAACAGTGAGAACTTCTCAAAGATTTTGGAGGATATAATAGATGACAGCGATAAAGAACGAGAAGAACCTAAAGAACGCGATTAGTGGTTTTGCTGCTCATGATTCTCGAAGTTTAGAAAAGATTTTTGAAATTTGTCGTACAGACGAAAAAAAGATGACTCTATTATGTAGAGCATTTTGTGAAGCTTATTTAATTGATAATAAACAAAGACCACTTAAGTTAAGACCATTACAAGAACAGATAGTAATAAAAACGTTAACACATCCTGCCGGTGACCCCACTAGACATCGTAAACTTGCTATATTGGCTCCACGTGGCAGTGGCAAATCATTTGCGCTCTCGGTAGCTGTATGTATCTATATGTTCTTTAATAGATTTAGAGACTTAATATTTATTTTGGCTCCATCTGAGGACCAAGCTTCACTTATATTTAATTATTGTTATAGGCATTTTGCTGACAATGCCTTTCTTGATGGCTTAATTGACCATTACAGGTTTCACAACAAACCTAATATCACAATGAAGGGAGGGACTGTGCTACGTAGAGCCCCATTAGCACCTTCTAATCAAGGTCAAGCTATACGTGGACAACATCCTACAATGTGTGTTGTAGATGAAAGTCCTTTAATTGATGATAGATTATTTGTTGATAATGTAGAACCAGCTATTGTATCTAATAGAGCTCCCTTTATTAATCTAGGTACACCAAAGAGTAAAGAAAATCACATGTGGCGCTATCTATATGATGACGCATATGAAGGAACATTTGAACGAATGGTATTTACATGGAGAGATGCAGTTAAGCCGGGGAGAGCATATTCTGCACCTTATACTGATGATGATATGGCTGAAAAGATGAGGGAATGGGGGGAAGATTCAATTTATTGGAGAACAGAATATGAGTGCGAGTTCGTCGAATCGGTCTCGAACATCTTCAATCCCGAATTACTCAAAGGATGTCTCACACGAGGACTTACCTTTGTCGAAGCTGGAACAAACAATCCTAATTGTGTTGTCGGTGTTGACATTGGTAAATCTGTTAATAGCACTGTTATTAGCGTATGGAGTACATCTAAGGACAAGGATACTAACCGAGCAAATCTTATCTACATTGAGGAGATATCTCCAAAGTCAGGTGGACATGACATTCCATATCAGCGTAAGCGTATTATGGATATTGCAAGCAATTATGGTGCTGACCGTGTTATTATCGACGCTACGGGTATTGGTGGTGCTATCGAACAAGAAATTAGATTAGCCTGTATAGAACACAAACCTCAAATACATTTTATACCTTTTATATTTACTGGTGGGCCACGCGGTTCCAAAACTCAGATTTATAGAGATTATGTGTCTTATATACAGCAAGGTCTGGTGAGAGTCCCTCATCCAGACGGTTTAGAACCACCTCAGGCCAAATTAATTAATAAATGGCTTAGAGAACACATAGATTTAGAATATGTTATGGATGCTGCTAACAAAACTGAAAAGATTGGAGCACCTGATGGAAAGCATGATGATTACTGCGATAGCAGTGTAATAGCGCTACACGCTTCCTTAGCGATGTTGCCTACAGGTTCATCCTTTGCTAGTGTAAACATACAACAAACAGGTCAAAGAAGACGTGGAACTTCTAAAAGAACTCTTTTTGCTACTACACGAAGAAGCAAAAGTATTAATAAGGGCCGTTTAAGCGGTATTTAAAGCCTTTTGAGCGAAAGCTTTATATACTATTTCCTACTATATAATTTTGATAGCCGTGGCTCTAAGTGATTATTGGCCTTTCAATAGGCGAAGTTTTGCAACAAAAGGAAGCGCCCCTCCATTTTCTAAGGACGACCCTAGAAGTTTTGGTTCTGGTGTAATTAAAAGATTACAATTACAGAACAAACCCGATTTATTCGGAAAGAGTGGCGGAAACCTTAAAGAACCACAGATTGGCGACAATAGAACCTACATGAATGTATATTTATCTGACCCTATAGTTAGGACTCTTATAGATTTACCATGTATGTACGCCGCTAAAGATGGATATGATATTGTAACTGATAGTGACGAAGACAGAGAAAACATAGAAAATTTGTTCGGTGAGATAAATATGGAACAACTTTTATATACATGGCTACGCAATGGAAGGATATTTGGTACTTCTTACTTAGAATGGACAGGAGATAACTTAGTAGTAAGGTCATCTCAAAATATGTTTATTCAAAGAGACCCTAGTGGACAAGTAATGTACTACTATCAAGATTTAGGAGCTGATGATGACTCAATTAGATTCGAAGAGAACGAACTCATATGCTATCGTAACAACCCGTTTGATGATTACGCTTATGGTCTTAGTGACATCCATCCAATTCTTTATTTGGTTGACCTTAAAGATTACGCAGAACGGGACATCGGTGCTGCTCTCAACAAATACGCTACTAGTAGGTTTGATATTAGCGCTGGATTACCCGATATGCCTTATGGTCCTGATAAAATTAACGAAATTGTGGACGCATTTAATTCGTTGGAACCCGGCGAAGACATTATTCATGGTAATGATATTGTTGTCAAGGAGTTACAGGGTACACAGCGAGCCTTTGAGTATGGAAAATATACTGATGATTTGCTCAAGAAAATCCATGTGGCGCTTAAGGTTCCGATTACAATGTTCGACAAACCCGAACAAGCACGTGCAATTTTTGAGCCATACGTTAGACATTTACAGTCTGCGGTGGAAGCTGCTATCAATGCGCAGTTGATGCCACAGTTGTTAGGTGGAGATGCTAAGTTTAAGTTTAGACAAGTAAACGTAGACGACGCATTCATAAAGGCTAAAACAGATATGATATACCTTTCAGAGGGAGTTCTTTCACCCGGTGAAGTAAGGTCAGAGAGAGGATTGAATCCAGAAGGAGCAGTAGAAATGCAAGATACAGCAGAGAACGTTAATGTTTCTGGAGGAAAAAACCAAGACAAGAAAGAAGAGTCCGCAAGGACAGAAAAACGCGCTGGTAACGAACCAGCTGCAAATCCAACGGGGGATAAAAAAGAATGAGCAAAGAGTACGACTACGAGCGTTGTATTATAGAAGTAGGCCCAACTCTCAAAAAGAGAGGTATAGAGGACTACCAAGAGATTACGGCAAACATGTGCCGTATGAGGGTAGATGAAGGAACTGATAGACAGTTTGCTGAATCTGCCGGGGGAGGACAGGAACACCAGCGCAGTTTTGCATTGGAATTACAAGAACCTGTTCACACGGATGAGTATATAGAATACCCAGTTATCGCTATAACGTCAGGCCCCCACGACGAAGATGGCGACCAAAAGGTCTTTATTGAACCATCCGTATTAAAAAATAGTGTAGAAACATTTACTGAGTTACCAGTTTACTACAATCATCAACGAACCGAGGACGACCTCCTCGGAAAGGCTATCAACCCAGAAATCGTAGAGCTTGAAGGTGGTAAAACTGCAATAAAGATGCTTGCGCAACTTTATAAGAACGCAGTGGATAATAATGGAGTGCTAGAAAAGATTGAAAACGGAGATATGACGCATGTCAGTATCGACTGGTTTTCTAAGGATGTAGACGTTCTAGGAGAACCGTTTGCAATGGACATTCGTCCTATTGAGGTTAGTTTTATTGATAATGAAACTCGAACCCCCGTTTGTGACGCATGTACGATAGAAAAGGAATGTGGTGACCACCGTGAATTCGGTGAAGAACCAAAACATGATTCTTGTGGCTGTGGAGGCCATGAAGAATCCTGTGCCTGTGAAACACACGGGCGAAACAGCGAGGAAATAACAATGGCTGAAGAACAGACAAAAGAAGTAGTTTCTCAAGCTGTAGGTATCACCGAGCGTGAATTCGCTTCGATGAAATCTCAACTTGAAGAAATGACTGATTCTTATGCTGAGTTAAACTCTAAACACGAAGAGGCATTAGGCCTCGTTGCTAAATTCCAAGAAGAGGAAGAG